AATTACTGTATCAGGGTCCCAATAATCATACAAACGTAACGCTTCGTTTTTTAATTCAGGAAAATCAAATCTTTCTTTAATACAATCTATTAAAATTAAATGTGCTTCGTTTCCAGGATAATGTTCTTCACCTATTTTTCCTTCAGGGTACCAAACTCCCCATGTAGTTATAGCGGTAAAGTCGGCTCTTTCTGATTTTAAAAAAGCTGTATCATAACTTTGTATAATATAATCGCATTTAGGCGGTTGATTTTCGTCCCAAACATTAAACCAGTCTTTAGGAATAATCGAAATACCTTCACCTGTGGGTCTTTGCATATACTGTGCCGCCCACTTAGATGGACTAACAGAAGCTTTTATACTTTCAAGTTCTTTTAGTTCCCAAAATTCTTTCCAAAGAGGTTTGCCACTAGGTAGTATTGCAGGGAACTCTATTATTTCCCATTGGTCAGAACCTTCATCTTGTGCCATTTTTCTAGTTAGCCTGCCTGTTAAATCTTTTTTATTCCAACGGGTCATAACTATAACGATTGCACCTCCAGGCTGTAGCCTCTGACGTGGACCTGCCATAAACCATTCATAAGCTTCTTCCATCGCTTTATCAGACATAGCGTCTTGTTCAGAATGTGGGTCATCAATAATAAACAAATCCGCTCCTCTACCTGCTAATGCACCACCAATACCTGCCGCGTAATATTCGCCGCCTTTATTTGTAAGCCATTTACCCGCAGAACGGCTATCTGCTTTTAGTTCTGTATCTGGAAATAGTTCTTTATATTCTTCACCATCAATTAAATCCCTAACTTTTCTACCAAAGTTAACTGCAAGGTCAGCGGTATGGGTTGCTTCTATTATTTTTAATTTAGGGTTTTTACCTAATAAGTATGCAGGGAACAAATGTGATGCAAACTCAGATTTAGTATGTCTAGGCGGCATATTGATAATTAAACGTTTTAATTTACCACTAGCAATATCGTCAAAAGCTTTTGCCATTTTTACGTGATGGTCACCATTAATAAACTCAGACCATATAGATTTTACAAAATCCATGAAGGTACTTGTAGCTTTTTCTTGAAACTCACGTTTTTCTAATTCTTCTAATAAAACTGTAAACTCTTTAGCTTCCGATTTATTCAAATACGCAAGGTCTATGTTTTTTAAAGCTTTTAGCTTATCTGCGTTAGATGTCATTTAATAACGCTCTTATAAAATCATCTAATTGGTCATAGGGTATTTCGTCTACTATTTCTAAATTACTTGGGTCCAATGATACCATAGTGCTTCGTTCTCCTTTCATTCCTCTTGGTGGAAAACGTAATGCATCGTACCCTTGTCCTGTAAAAATATCTGCAAATTCTTTATCTATCCCAGAAGGTGTTTTACCTCCTGTCATGGGGCTTCCTCGTAATATATTGTTTATATCAAAATCTAGTTTTTTAGCTCCGCCCCTGCTAGGACGTCCTCTATACATTTCTATATCTTGTAATGTTTTTAACATATCCTCAGGCATATCGTTTATGTCTAAAGGTTTTTTGAAGTTAGGTTTTAAAACATATCCTGAACCTTCGTCTCCTCTACTTTTTAAACCTTTAGCAAATTGTTTAAATCTAGGGTCTGCAGGGTCTACTGTAGAAAATATACCTCCTGCAGAAACGTTTGTATTTCCTGTTGGAAGTTCTAAACTTTTAATTCCTTTCTTTTGGCTTCCGTGAAATAAACGGTTTAACTCAGGATATTGTCCTGAAAATGCGTCTTGTAATAATGTCGGGTCTTGTTGTGTGCTATAACGTAAATCAGGACCTGTTGCTAATTTTAACTCTTTTAATTTATTGGGGTTATCGAGATATTTACCATAACCCGTAACATTTCGAGAAGTGGTTGTCATGTTTTTATTTGTTAATTCTAACAAGTCTGGGTTGTTTGGTGTTCTTTTATAATCTCCGCGTAAAACAGCTTTATCAAAATCTAAAATTTCATCATCGATACTTCTTCGGTCGTATAAAACAGGAGGTATTTCTGTTGGACCTCCTCTTGATTTTATGTAATCGGCTTGCATATCTCGTAGCATATTTTTAGGAACAGGTTCGTTTCTGCCTGTTTTCTTTGTAGAATCTGCTATTTCTTTTGTAGGTTGTGATTTTCCAAATTTTGTAGGGTCTTTTACAAACTCATCGTATTGTTTTGCTATTCTTAATTCTTCTGCTTCTGTTTTATTGATTTGGTCTAGTTCTTTCTTAAGAGAATCTCTAACAGTTTCATTACCTTTTAATATTGGGTCTTCGTCAAAAGTCTTAAGAGTTTGTTGTATTTCTTTTCGTCTAGCTATTAAAAAAGGACTTAAAGCTAATTTTGCACCCCCTGCTCCCAGATAGTCTAAATAAGATAAGGCTTCTCCAAATTTATCTCCTCTACGTTTAGCTAGTTCAGTAGATATTCCTGGAATAAACTCGGCTACGCCTGATACAAGATTTTGTATAGGGTCTTCAGTATTTAAGGGCTGGTTTATATAATTATAAATCCTGTCCATAAATGATTGGTCAAATGAATTTATAGGTTCTATTGTGCCTGTAGGTTCAGCCATTTGCTAAGTATATGCGAACTAGTATCTATTTACAAAGCAAACGCTGAAAATAAAGTAAAGGAGAAAAGACTATGAGTGGAGTTCTTGGTTCGCGGATTGTTTTTCTTTAGCCTTGCGGTCTTTGAATATTTTATCGAAGTTAGCATTGAACTTTTCGCGGTCCGTGGGTCGTTGTCTACTTCCCTTGCCGCCGTGCCATTGTCTATTCTTTCTCATCATATTCCCTATAGTATTCAACTATAGACAGGATATCTTTAGTATATCTTGTTATTTCAGCCATGTTCATCGATAAGTTTTCATATTGGGGCGTAGTTAACGCATAATACGCAACCGCAGGAGCTTTACCTTCTTGTACTAACTTTAGATATTCTTCCATGATTTCTGGGGTAAGGACTTTCCACTCAACACCAACGGCTTGAATCTCCATGGGCAACGGTGGGTGGTACATAGGTGCAGGTAACGCAACCGTATTCACTTCAACAGATTTAGTCGGCATTAAATCTTGTATAACACCTAAAGTAGAACAGCCTGTTAAAAAGAAGAATGAGCTTAGTAGAACTAAATGGAAGGGTTTATTCATTAGGGGGGGTTTCCTTCTGGACCGAAGTTAGGTCTACTAAGTCATTCATGACTTGTTTACTGCCTTTATTAACAATCTTTTCTATTAATCCTGGTTTATTTAACGCAAGGTTATCTAAATCGTGGTCAGCAAATGTGTTTCTAAGTTTATTGACCTCACGGAGAGCGTCTTGTTTTTGAGTTTCCAACTTACCGAGGTCCGCGGATAGTTGTTCTTGTTTAGCTAAGTATTGTTTGATTGAATCATTTTGCTCGGTTATTTTACCTTCTAAAAGCATTTGATTGGCTTTAGACTGAGATAATTGGTCGAACAGATATTTCGAACCTGCCAAAGAAGCTACCAATAGGACTCCGAGAATCATGCTTAATTTAAAACCCATCACAAAAGTATATTCTAAAAAATTTTTTTCGCAAAATATTTTTGACTAGGGACTTATTTGAAAACTACATGCAAAAGCGGATGCAAGTCCAGGGGCGGGCGGGTGGGACCCGCGAGCACGCGAAAAAGGGGGGTATGGGGGTCTGATTTCGAGAATAAGGGAGTGGAGTAGAGTCCGCGAACAGCAGAGCAAGGGAGAACTACAGGCAAAGAAAAGCCCACTGGAATCAGCGGGCTCAGAGGTCAGTCGAGATTACTCGACTGTGATGAACTCAGACTTGATTAGCCTGTTCTTGTAGAACTGCCATATCTTTGCTGGAGTCTGGACTGTGTTAAACTCAGCAACATTATCTAATGCAGAGTTAAGACCAGATGCGTCAGTCCCTATCAAGTCCTCAACAGTTAAGCTGTTATTATCAGCAGTAGCAAGTGCGGATAGGATGCACTGTGCCTGATGAGGTAATTTATTAGCACCATCAACTTTGTTCAAAGTGATAGTAGAAGTCTTGTCAAATCTTCTGCCATTACCTTGCACTTTAAATGAAGTGAAGTTATTAGTTGCTTTCTTTTCTATAGTTTTGTTTTTCATAGTATTTCTCCTTTCTTGAAAAACCGCCCGACGTTATTGTCGAACATAAACATATCATACTGCTTTACTTTGCGAATGTATACCATTTAGCGAAACTAATTTACTTTTATTTTATGCACTAATAATGGACAGATAACAACGGACAACGAACATTGGACGAAGAGACGAAGAGACGAACTGAAGAAGAGAACAGTACATGGGTAGGGGAATGTAGTGAAGGTGTAGAGTAGAGTAGAGTGAATGATAGAGTAGAGTAGAGCGATTGGGCTCAATCAATCTTTAGCTGAAAAGTCTCCGTCAATCACGTTAGACTCGCTTGCTCGCTTGTTGATTAGCTGTTCAAGTCGAGTGAGTATATCGTCCTTGGACATCATATCGATTTTCGCGGTTAGTATCTCGCGTCTATCAATGTAGAGTCCGCCTGCCTTCCCTCGATGGACCTCGGCTGTGATGGCTGCGGATATCTGACCTTGGTCTTTGGCTTCTTCTCGTAGGTCGTGTAGAGTTGACAAATGATTCTCTAGAGAAACTGCGTCCCTCTCTGAGGCTGCGATTTCCAAGTCGATGAGGTAGTTTCGTACAACTGGGTTATGATTTAGTAGAACACTTCCCTGTGTCTTAGCACCCTTCCTGTCCTTTGTATATCCTGCTTTAATCGCTGCTTCTGTAGCTGTTTGACCTTTCAAATACTCTTTACAAAATAGTTTTTGTTTTGAGTTGAGCGGTTGCCATATCTTACCCTTGTCATCGACATAGGCTTTACCATCTTCTGTCGGAACTAATGAGGTGTATGTTAGCTGTTTCATTGTGTCTCCTAGACTTAGCAAATGATATTACAATAATATTATATATTTATCATATTATAAACTTTTTCTCATGCCCTCTAGGTATCTTACCACTCATTTGTAATAGACTAATAGAAATCTATTACTTTTGCTATTACTAACAATCCTCTAACCAAGAGCCTTGTAGCTTGATTCTATTAGTATATTAGTGATATTAGCCAATGTAGAGAACTTTTTTCAAAAACTTTTTTATTTTACCAGATAACAATACACATAGATTTAATAGACATAAAAAACCCCGCACGAGGCGAGGTTCATTTAAAGTGGTAAAACTAGTTAATAACTGTAATCAGGATAAACATCCACCAACTGTTCCCAACTCATGTTTGAGACATCGTCAACTAAAACATAATCGATTGCTGTTTCATAATCGAGTTCAACTCCATAACCCTTTCCGCCATATAGTTTATTGTTATATGTGTAAGTATGTTTTCTTTGCTGATACATACCAGCATCTCTATCACTTATTGGGACTATCCCTGCTTTTTTAAGATTTTCTGATGATGGTCTCTCAAAACCAGGAAATCTAATTAATGTCACATCTTTCATATATTCTCCTTTCTATAGTTTGAGTAATATTATTATTACCTTGCACCCATTATACTAAAGAACAAACCCATTTACTACCAGTAAAAAACCCCGCCGAAGCGAGGTCAAAGAACCCTTCATTTATAAGGAGCATTTATGGAGAAGAATTCTTTATTTGTTTTTCTTTATTGATTGCGTCATAAATAGAACTAAGTTCATAATCTCGTTTAGCTTTAAGCTTATCTATTTTAGTTTCAAACTTCTCGTAGACCGAGTCGTATAGTTTATTTAATCGTAGCAGTTCTTCACTCATCATTCACCACCTTCGACTTCATCCAGTCGGTCACAATAGACATAGCCTCGCGTCTCGGAACATCAAAATGTTTTGTAAGTTCTGCGGGTGCTCCATACATATTCACACTACCCATTTCTTGCATAGTGTCAAGTATTTCAAAGTAATAATCGCGGTCATTAGTAAGTATTTCTTTAGTCATTGTTACCCCTCCATCATCGCGATACGTGCAGGGATGACAACTGTCATATTACACTGGTTACAGCATCTACCATCGTTGATAGGCTCGGCGTTGTTGCCGCCTTCCCATACAACCTCACCGCTGTCATTACGCAAAGGCTCGATATGTCCGTCGCAAATACTACATCTGCGGTCATCTAAATTCGTAACATTATTCATAGTTATCTCCCGATACTCTTAGTATCATTAATAGTTATATATTGGTACGCACCTTTATTGTAAGCAGGTGCACTTTGCTTTTTACGAATCTCCGCTAACTTGTTGGCTGCGGCTTCCCCACATACCAAACAAGTCACATAACCTAAGGACAATCTGCCCTCAGGTATTGGTTCGTGACATAAATTACACTTAGAAGTCGGCATTTTCAAAATACTTATCTATAGTGAGATGTTGATAGTCGAACTCGTCAGGTTCTTCTCTGTTATCGAGTTTTTCAGCATTTTTTATAATATGCTGAATATTGTCAAAAGTGCTCCAGTCAGGCTTTAACGTATCGATTCTATTTTGGTCGAGCATAATAGCCAGTGGTGTAAAGGTATCACCCTCGACAGCATCACCTGTTGTCAGACCTAAAATTAATGCTGGACTGCCGTTATCGTAAGCAGTCGCTAAGACTAACCCATCAGGGTATTTCTTAATCAACTGCAACTTTTCGTATACTTTTTGAAGTGTAGGTTTACTCATATATTTCTCCTTTCTAATAGTTTGTTTAACGTACCTTTATATTATATAAAAGAACAAAACGAATGTACCCTAGTTATCGAAGTCGCCATCCTTTTTGAATAAGCCATTTTCGAGTTTACCACTACGGTCTTTTATCTCGTCCCATGCGGCGTCCATACACTCTTCTAGAGTCATATTACATTGTGCTGCTAATACTATCAAACATACTACGCAGTCCCCAATACCATCGCGTAATTCATCCATATCGTCGTAAAGTAGAGCTCTAGCAGTTTCACCTACTTCTTCTAAAAATTTTATCATTTGTTTATCAGGTAATGGTAGAGGACCATTTTCGTTTATCAGTCCGCGTTTTTCTGCCCACTCCTCAACCCTGCTGATAGAAGCCCAACGTCCTCCAACACCTCGTTTAAATTCTTGAGTAGACGTTGCTCGTCCGTGACTTATATGGTTTTGTTGATACCAGATAGTTTTTTCTGTTGCCATGTTTTTTCTCCTTTGACTTCTTTTATTTGAGCCATATAGTTATGTTTTTCAACTTTTTGTTTTATTTCATCTCCTGTTGGAAACGTATCAAATTCTAATACTATTGTCACTTTGTAAATGGACGACATAACCACCTCCATGCTTTGCGTAAATCGGCGTCTAAGCTCTCTAACATTAAAGCTATTTCTTTAAGTTCTTTTTTCATACTTGTGCCCTAAATAAATAAAACAATGCACGTAATCGCCACTCAGATAAATGACGTAAATGCGGTGGTATTTTATCTCTGTCTATATCACTCATCATCTTCCTCCTTTAGCTTTTTAAGTTCATCGTACCAGTGATTTTCTATATTAGCATGTATAGTTTCCCAACTTATTCCATAATTAGCATCATGGTTATCTTTCATACTATATAAAACCTCCATACAATCATCTTCTGTATATTTTAGTTGTGGAAACCATTCA